GCCCGACCAAGCAGCATACAACAACAATCGAATCGAGAAACTCGCGCATCCGCCAATATCTCGCCCGATTCCACCGCAAAACCAAGTGCTACGCAAAATCCGACTACGTAACCGAAGCGCTACTCGCGCTACTACCGTACAGAAAACAAATCAGATCATTAGTTACCTCGTAAAGCCCAAAGGATAATTTCTCGGTCGATAACGTCGAGGTGCAGGGGATGTTTCAAACGGGCTACATAACCGCCCCAGATTTGCTGGCTGGCAAATATGACTTTGCCGAAGTCGAAATCTTCATCGTGAACTACATGGATATTTCGCAAGGCAGAATGCTATTGCGGCGTGGACGGCTTGGCGAAGTCACCATGCAAAAAGACACGTTCATTGCCGAACTGCGCGGATTAGCCGAAAGCCTACAGCAAACCATCGGGGAGCTTTATCAGCCCTCATGCCGCGCCATTCTGGGCGATAGCGAATGCAAGAAGGTGCTTACCAGCTTCACCTTCACAGGCACGGTGACCACCGTATCCAGCGGCCTGATTTTTACCAGCAATGCCCTCACGCAAGCCGCAGGATATTTCACTGGCGGTCAAATTACTTGGACATCTGGCAATAATAACGGCCTCAAAATGGAAGTGAAAGAGTTTGCCAATAAGCAAGTGGTGCTCGCGCAAGCCATGCCCTACGCCATACAGGTTGGCAATAGCTTCCAGATCATCGCAGGATGCGACAAGACGCATCAAACCTGCATCAGTAAGTTCAACAATATCATCAATTTTCGTGGTGAGCCGTTTGTCCCTGGCACGGATGCCATTAGCAAAACGGCGGGTACGATGGACAGGTAGCCATGCTAGACGCTCAACAAATCATTGATTGTGCACGCGGCTATCTCGGCACACCGTTTCATCACCAAGGCCGATTAAAGGGTGTCGGCGTGGATTGCATCGGGTTGGTGGTCGGCGTGGCGGATAGTCTCGGATTAACCGATGATAAAGGAATTCCGCTCGCCAGTTTTGACCATGCTGATTATCCCCCTACTCCGGCAGGGGAGAGCCTGAAACGACCAGTTTCCCTGCATTTATACGAATTGCCGTCGGCAGGGGAGTACCAGCCAGCTGACGTATTGCTGTTTCGGTTCCATCAGGATCCACAGCATGTCGGCATCGTGTCGCAACTGCCTGACGGTGAGCTGGGTATCATTCATTGCTATGCCAGCATCGGCAAAGTGGTGGAGCATCGGCTCAATGACACGTGGAAGCGGCTAATTGTCGCAGCCTTTCGATTTCCTCAGCTACTTACGGATTCAACATAACTCATGTCTAGCGTACTTCCTGTTGTCGGTGCCGTTGGCGGCTTTCTCATCGGTGGGCCGCAAGGCGCGGTAATCGGCTATGGCCTCGGCATGGGCGTAGCAGGTGCTTTCGGCGGCGGGAAAACCGTCAGGCTTCCCGATGTCGAAGGACCGCGCCTATCAGATTTACGCATCCAGACTTCCAATTACGGCAAGGTCATACCTGAAATTTTCGGAACGGCGCGGCTTTCAGGAAATGTCATCTGGGCGCGTCCCATCACCGAAGTACGCAAGGAAACCACTACATCCAGCACACAAAGCGGCGGCAAAGGGGGTGGCGGTGGCCGCGTCACCCAAACGCAAACTAGCGTGTCTTACGAATACTTCGTCACTATGGCGATTGCCGTTTGCAAGGGACCGATTGACGAGATCGTGCGCGTGTGGGCGGATGCGAAAGTGCTGGATGAAAACTTTCTGCAATCAGGCCAAGGCAAGTATCATGTCTATTTAGGCACGGAAACCCAGAATCCCGATACCATAATGGAAGGGTTTGAAGGGGTAGGAAAAACACCCGCGTTTCGTGGCTTGGCTTATGTGGTGATACAGGATTTCCCACTGGCGCAGTTTGGCAACCGCATTCCTAACTTCACGTTTGAAGTAAGGCGCAGCGTGCGCTTTCAGCCTGCGGTCGAAGACAAGGTTAAGGACATCATCTTGATTCCTGGAGCGGGTGAGTTTGTCTATGCGCCAAGCATTTACACCAAGCAGCTGGGAGAGGACACGGCGGGCGGCTTTGTCGCCAGTTCGGGAAAAGACCCGATCAACATGCACAATTTCAACAATGTGGCGGATGTTAAGCTATCGCTCGATCAGCTTCAGGCGACATTTCCTAACCTCGAATGGGTTGGGCTGGTTGTCACATGGTTTGCCACATCAACGGATGCAGGTGCATGTACCGTCGTTCCCAAAGTAGAGTTTGGCACGGCGGGTATATCCATTGAGCCGGAAGACTGGTCAGTTGCAGGGTTAACCAGAGCAACCGCCCAGCAGGTATTAACTTTTGGCGATGGAAAACCCACTTACGGTGGCACGCCAAGCGATAAGTCAGTCGTGGATTTATGCGCCGAAATTAAAGCACGCGGGTTGAAGGTTCTCTTCTATCCGATGATTTTCGTCGATCAGATCACGCCTACGCCAAAGCCTTGGCGCGGTAGGATTACTCCTGCCAATCTGACGGACTGCAATAACTGGTTCACCAAAACCAATGGCTTTAACGCCTTTATCCGTCACTATTCGCAGCTTCAGGTCGGCGGTGTCTATCTCAAGAACAATATCGATGCCTTCGTAATTGGCTCGGAGCTGGTGGGTATGACCAGCTATAGCAACACCACTGGCAATTTCCCTGCGGTCAGCCAGCTGGCATCCCTTGCGGCACTGGTAAAGGCAGATGTCGGAGCAGCCGTTAAAACAACCTATGCCGCTGACTGGAGCGAGTATCACTCGACAGGCGGCTGGTTCAATATGGATCCGCTTTGGGCATCCTCCAGCATCGATTTTGTCGGTATCGATAGCTATTTCCCGCTTACGCCTGATCTACCGCAAAGCCAGATTACCGAAGCCAAAATCAAGGAATACTGGGAAAAAGGCGAAGGCTGGGACTATTTCTACACCGATTCTGTCAACCGCACGGGGCTTACCAATTACACCGATGCGAAATACGCATGGAAAAACCTTGAATACTGGTGGGCAAATGTTCATGTGAACCCCAATAGCGTGCAAACCGCATGGACTTCCAAAATGAAGGAAGTCTGGTTTACCGAGTTTGGCTTTCCATCAGTCGATGCGGCAGCGAATCAGCCTAATGTCTTTTATGACCCCACATCCAGCGAATCGTTTTATCCGCGCGCCAGTAAGGGGCGTGTCGATTTCAAGGCGCAGCGGGAGGCAATCAACGCCACACTTGATTATTTGCAAGCTCGTAATGCCTTGAGCGGCAAAAGCGGGCTGGTGCCGCGTTCCTTCATCTGGACATGGGATGCGCGCCCGTTTTCCTTCTGGCCTGATCTGGGCAATGTCTGGGCGGATGCAATCCTTTGGAAAACAGGGCACTGGATTAACGGCAAGCTCGGCAATTCCACGCTCGGCGCTATCGTCGCCAAGCTGCTGGAAAAAGTCGGTCTATCAGCCAGCGATTATGACGTAACCCGTCTGACGGATACCGTGGATGGGTTTTTAGTGGCGCAAACCATCACCATCCGCGAGGCGTTAGAGCAGCTGCAATCAGCCTATTTCTTTGATTGCGTGGAATCTGACGGGCTGCTGAAGTTCATTAAGCGTGGTGGGCAGGAAACCGCTACCATCAGCGATCAGGACATTATCCCAAACAGCAAAGACGGCAATGTGCGTGATCTGGTAGAAACCATCCGCAAGCATGAGCTTGATTTGCCGCAGCAGGTCAATATCACCTACATCAACCGTGCTGCATTCTTCGATCCCGGCACACAGCTTTCACAGCGGCAAACCGTTAATGCCGTTAATAAAGTAGGGCTGAATCTCCCTGTGGTGATGACAGATCAGCAGGGCAAGACGATTGCAGATGTCACGCTCTACAATGCCTGGAATGAGCGCAATAACTACAAATTCAATGTAGGGGCGCGCTATTCCACTATCGAGCCCACAGACATCATCATCGTTAATCAGAATGCCGTTCCAACATCCATGCGCGTGCTATCTACGCGTATCGAGCGCAATGGCCTGACAGAAATCACGGCGGCTTCGGAAGACGTATCCACCTATGACTTCTACACACCGCCTGGTGAAACGCCGCCAGTAGTCGAGCAAGGAACCGTCATACCCGGAACACGGCTGGAGTTGATTGATATTCCGCCGCTACCCAATGACATTGACCCAGTGGGCATTCTGCGCGTTGCCGTGAGTGCGCTTGGTGAAAACTGGAACGGCTCGGTCGTCTATCGGTCGGATGACGGCGGAGAAGCAGGCGGTAACAATTTTAACCTTCTGACTTCGCTTATAAGTCAAGCCACGCTGGGCGGGGCACTCACCATTCTTCCTGCGGGTCCTACGCATGTTTTTGATGTTGCCGGCACGGTGGAGGTGCTGCTTGCCAGTGGTACGCTATCCAGCACCACGGAACTTGGCGTTCTCAACGGTGCCAATGCCGCATTGCTTGGCAATGAGATTATTCAGTTTCAAACAGCAACGCTGATAGGCGCGAATCGCTACAGGCTTTCCATGTTGCTTCGTGGGCGCGCTGGAACTGAGCATGAAGTTGGCACGCACGCTTTGGCGGAACGCTTCGTGCTACTTTCCTCCAGTGTCGCCCGTATCGCGCTTCAGAACAATCTGATTGGCCTTGCACGCTGGTATAAGGGAGTGAGCGTTGGCGATACACTAGCGGTAACTCCTGAGCAGGTTTTTACCTACACAGGAAAAACCCTTAAGCCGTTTTCGCCCGTGATGATTACTGGCACGCGCAACCTGCCAGCAGCAAATGACTGGACAATCACATGGGTGCGCAGAACCCGCGTTGGCGGCGAATGGCGCGATGGCGTGGATGTTCCGCTCTCAGAAGAAAGCGAACGCTATGAAGTCGAAATCATGCAGGGCGTAACAGTCAAACGCACATTCACAGGCATTACCTCGCCAAGCATTGTGTACAACGCAGCACAGCAGGTGACCGACTTCGGCGCGGTGCAATCCAGCCTCAGCGTCAAAATCTACCAGATGTCAGCAGTAGTCGGACGCGGCACAGCTGGGATTGCAACGCTTTAATAGCTATCAACATTCGAGAACCCTATGGCAACCACTGACCATCTTGGCATTACGCTTGTCGAGCAAAGCCAGTCGCAAAAGGAAGTCACTGTTAATGCGGCCTTGGCAATGCTGGATGCAATGCTCAATACAGGCGTTATTGATAAGGACTTAACCGTTGCGCCTGTTTCACCTGTCAGCGGCAGCTTGTACATTGTCGCCAGTGGTGCAACCGGTGCATGGGCAGGTAAAGACAATCAGATTGCATGGTTTAACCAGATATGGCGATACATTCCTCCTTCGGAAGGGTTGACCTTTTGGGTACGCGACGAATACAAGCTCTATAGCTGGAATGGAACCGCATGGATCAGCACGCTTGAAGCACTGACCACACCACAATTTGCCAGAATTGGCTTAGGCACTGCACCAGACGGCACGCACATCATCAATCTCTTTGGGCCGTCCATTCTCTATAATGGCAGTGCGGGCTTCACGCAGCAGATGAACAAAGCTAATGCTGCGCAGGATCTGAAGCTGCTCTTCCAGCAGGGATTCACAACCTATGCAGAGCTGGGCTTACTGGGTGATAATGAGTTTTCTCTTAAAACATCCGATGGAAGCAATTTCTATCTGGCTTGGAAAATCAGACAAAACGGCATCACAAACTTTGTCAAAGAGCCTCTGATTTCAGAGTTTTCTCCGCTCAATCACAAAAACTTCATTACCAATGGCAGCTGTGTTGTCGCCGAGCGTCAAGATTTCACTCTGGTCAATAACACATGGGGCTACGGTAAAGTTGACCGCTTTCAGGGGCAAGCCAGCGGCACCACCGTCACCGCAGGGAAAATCACCTACAGTGCATTTTCTGGAAAAAACTATCTCAAGTTTGAAACGGTTACCATCACAGGTGCTGGCGTTCTTCGGGTGCGTACCCGTATTGAGGCGAAGGATGCCGAAGCCTTTCTGAATCAGATCGGCTCATTCTCATGCAGCCTTTACCACAACATTGGCGCGGCCATGAATGTGGTGATCACCGTTCGCAAAGCCAACGCCGTTGATAATTTCAGCGCAACTACAGTGGTTGCCACATCCAGCAGTATCAGCGTTCCAAATAACAGCGAAACGCTCGTCAAGTTTGAGAATATCTCAATCGGTGATGCCAGTAACGGTATTGAAATTGAAGTGCGCATGGATTGCGGCGCAGTGACGACCAAAGATTTCTTGCTGCGATTCTTTCAGTTTGAGCTGGGCGCAATAGCCACGCAGTTTGAACAGGAGGCTGTGGCCGTTACCCGCAGCAGGGCACAGCGCTATTACCAGAAGCTCGGCAAAGGCATTCAGGGCGCGTTTAACTCAGCCACAGAAGTTGATTTACCACTACTCTTTCCTGTCGAAATGCGCGCAGCACCAACCGGAACATTACTGGTCACGACTCCAACAGTGCAGCATGTAAGTGTTGGCACAAAAACGGGTGCGGCATCCGCAATCGTAGGGGGTGGAAGTTCTTACTCACGTAACGGCGCGTATGTGCGTGTGAACGGCTTTACGGGCGGTACGGCTAAAGATCACGTCTTCGTCACCACCGACGACATTCTCGGCTTTGATGCCGACTTCGCCTGATTAACA